GGCTCTGCTACTTTCTTACGGGCGGTTAAGCCCGGTGTGTGTACATTGTGTACGCGAGGTACAACCTCTCACACGCTACTCAATTATATGAATTATTTCAATATTGAGGTAGCCACCCTACACGATACGAAATCGTGTATCCAAACGCCGTGCCCGAAGCCCATTTTTCGTTGGGATCGGGATCTTCAATAAAGTATTGAAGAAGTCTGGCGTAGGGCTCGATCGTCTCATCTATCATTTTGACACGCGTACCAAATAATCGGTATTCGTATCTATGAAGGTGCTTATTATATCTAGATTTAGATGTAATAGGCGCATCACCATGATAGGTAAAGTACGAAAGAGCATCACCCTCGCTCCGTTTCGTCCTAATAAACTTATTAAACTTATTAAGATAGGACCGGATATACTCTGCAGTATTCCAGTAACCATGCTTATAGAAATTATTACTAGTTTCTACAAGTGAGGGAGCTTGGGCGAGATTGCCCGTGGGTACTTCGAGAATACGAGGGGCGGACACAGTCCAACCATCGTATGCATCGATTCCGCAAGACTCTCTGAACTTACCAGTCCAGAAAGACTTTTCGGTGTTGACCTTAAGGCCAACATGATGGAGTACCTTAACGAGTATACCAACATATCCCGTTTTGATGATGATATCATCACCAAATACGCGGATACCTGGTGTTTCCCTTCTCATAGCCTTTAAGCTAGGTTTAACATTATCCTGGATAAAGATAGATGCTAAACACAAGCTAAAGAATATGAGACTCTGCAACGGAAACGTAACAGAGCTACCCATCGGTGCAAACTTCTTGTAGCGCATATCTGCGCCGCAAGGTAATGTAACGAAGGGCGATCTACACGCTTGTAAGTCTATAAGCCACTCTTTACTTTGTGTAAAGAATGACTCGACTAAAGCAAGTGAGACTCGATCAGATGCTTCCGAGAGATCTATAGTTGCATGACTGCAAGTATGAGATGCTTCGAGAGCTAGCCTTTGGTTGCCTTCTTGATCATTAAATGATATAGAATGAGAAATCATGCTATTATCAATACGATCTTTTAAGCTACGCCAGAGGAACTGCTGTATCCATTGATTATGAATAGGTTCGGCGGCTATAAGCCGCGGAGCTTTCATAGTCTTAGGTACGGAGATGAGCCTACTCCCAAGGACATTGTTTGTCATAGGAGCTGTAGATGAGATTTCGGTGGCGCCCAATGAAGGGCGTCCATAGAAATCTATAGGGAAACGGTATTGTAGGCGATCTGGCCAATTTTCGAGGTTGTACTTCGAAGAACCATTTCGCTGTTCAGATACCGCACCAGGTCCATGGCGAGGCTTGATTCTGTCTTGGATCGCTACATCTTGAGATGGAGCAAGGCCAAGAACCGACGCAACGAGGTTAAAAGTTCGTTGAATGATATCGAGATCTGAGTTCGAAAGCTCAGACCCTGAGGCCGGAAAGTACTGCTTGATAGCGGTATCTCGTCGACCCGTGCTAAGCACGTGATCACTGAAATCATCAGAATCCCAATTATAATAGGGATCAGGAAGATTTTCGTCGGTATTGATGAAAGCTTTAATAGCTTCATCTTCTCTCTCCTTTGGACATTTTAGCCTAACCTTCTTGGCAAAGCTAAAAATCGTCTTTAACGCTTGGATAGCGTCAGGACAAGGAGACTCAAGCAACGCACCACTCTCTAATGAGAAAATACGCTTATACAGACTTTCCAGGAATACTGGGATACCTGTTCTCTTGTTACGTTTTCCACTTAGGAAAGATGCAGCAGGAGTGAAGCGGCCTTCATCGAGAGATCGATGAAGAAGTTTCTCGAGAGCTGGAAGGTCAAGGGTGACGAAAGTCACACCTCGACTCGACAGCTGAGTTAGGGCGCGAAGTAAATCACGATCATACTCAACTTTCGAGGTATACATCCAACCAATATCCAAAAATATTGATTGAATACAACCTTGGAGGTAGTGCACTAGTCTATTAGCCATAGGGTTTATCCTTATGATACTAGTAGCTAGGCAGCAGTGACCTTATATAGGGGGGTAAGCCTTGTTAGGCTTCCCCTGCGATCAACTGTGGAACCAACCAGCCGAAGACCCCGAGCGCAGAGCGCGCGTGTTCTTCGGAAATCGCGGGAGAACTCCCGCGGCGACGCCGTACTACAAAGTATAGCTGGTGGACATCTTCTGAGAAGAGGTTGTCCTGCTGGTTGAAAACCACATACTTAACATCGAAGTTATGGCGCTCATACTGAACGCTGCCTACTTTCTTTTCGAGAGAGTGGCGAACATCGATAGTAAGTTCATCACCGGAGGGAGCAATATATTTATATGTGCTCGTACCGTTCTGTTCGCGGATCTTAGGAACCACGATGGCAGAACCATCTCCGAGAGGATGATTGACGACATCAACTGTTGCTGGTAGCATTTTAGAACTCCTTATACAATGTATGAGGAGCTCTAGCTCCATACACACAAAAATTTAGCGTTATCACCGGGGCCCTGATGGCACCTTAGGAGGCACTTTATACTTTGTTAAAAGTGCTGCGATAACGGCCCACTTATCAACCGATAAGAGGTCTAATCCTGATATGACAGGTGGTCGAGAAAGCGTAGGATCGATAATGACCCTATGAATTCTCCTTCTTTTTCCGGAAATCGGAGAGATGAAGCCTGTCACTGGTCCGGTCGGCTCAATAGATCCTTCCCATTCGGTCAAACTGGTGATAGAAGCCTCTTCTGGTATGAAGAGGTTCCTATCATACATACTAGCAAGCCAATCGTCTATTTTTAGAAAATAATCGATTAGCCAAGAGAATGGAATGATATTCCATATATCTTGGGGAGAAGGGGCTTCAAACCCAACTAACTTCTCCATAGCTAGTGTCCAAATGGAACCTTCGGCTTCGAGTTCCTCGAAAAAGCGCCACGCGCCAGGGGCAAGCCCCCAGCGAATAGAACCTCTAACAGAGTGTTTTACTTTGCTTCGAGTGATACCCATAGCCCAGGCAGGATACGGAAAACTCATAATCGGAAACGGATTACTTACGTAAGTATCCGATTTCGAAAATAAGTGTACGTTCTTGCGGACATTGAGGCCCTTTTCCGCGAGTCTAAGAAGTTCTTTGACTCTTAATTGGTGATCTTTAAAGATCCCGTTCACAGCATTAATATCTCGAAGGAATGACTCCCAACCAAATTTAAAATTTAGGTAGGAGTTTCCGGCGAAGTTAAGAAAGCTGTGACCGCCAAATTGGAAAAGCGTCGCCAACTCTATAAGTTCTCGTATTTGAACTGTTATAGAGAAGGACCCCCTTCGAAAAGGCTGCGTTTGAGCTACAAGCTTATGCGCATAATGTTCGTTGGGAGCCCCCGGGTGAAAACCGGGAACAGAGAAAACCGTATTACTACCGAGGTAGGAATGCGGAAATTCGGCTTTTACAGTACCCCCAATAGTGGGGCCATTGTAACCTTGCCGAGCTCCTCTGCTCCATGTATAATGATCAGACGTAAAGCCTGTGTTAGGCAGTCTCTTTGCAATTCCGCCGCGTTTCTTGGAAGTAACGTCATCAGTGATTTTTATATCAGTGTAACGTTCACCTCCATGCGGTTGAGAAACAAAGGATGGTTCAATAGGGGGTAGAAAATCCCAGGAAACGTTTCCTGGGCCTACCCACCCACGGTCCCATCTACGACTGCGTGCTTTCATTATACATGATACTTTCAGGATGCTAGAAAAGGGTATGATTAACGATCTAGCTTCGCTCAGGGACCACACGGTCCC